CCATCCGGTGAATACTTTGGCATGTTTCGCAACTTCAAAGCCATAGCATCAAGATCCGCAAGGATCTTAGCCATAATGCTTGTCCAATCTTCAAATGGGTTTTTAGCCTTTGGAATATTGGCGATGCCAGTATTTAGTAAAAACAACTTAGTCTGAGCATCAATTATTTTAGCAATAACGGTTGTGGCATTGTCGCTTGAAGTCAGGATAATTCCAAGACTTGTTAGGGCTGGACCCTGCGTTGCTAATATAGCTGCTGAGAGTTTGTCAGCTGCTTCAGCGTTGCCATTGTTTAACGCCAAAAGCGCTGTTAAACGAAGGCGCTGTTCCTCATTAACGCGACCCTGTAAAGCTGCAACTATTTGGATGTTTTCCATATCGAAAACAGTCCCAGCGCGCTTTAGGGCTTGCTGTTCACGTTCGCGTTTAGCGGTTTCTAATGCAGCCTTTTTTTGCAACGCAGCTAATTCTTTAGCACGCTTAGCGGCTGCTTGTTCTATCTTTGTTCTAGCTTTATCTTGCTTACTGTAAAAGTCCGTTTGCCCGGAAATAGTCATCGGGGTTGTAAAGGGCTTCGGCTTTAATCTTTGATCCCGGCCTAAGGCACTAAGTACTCCCAAGATGCCAAAGTTTTTCATGCTCAAAATGGCCTGTAAAACTAAACCAATGCCGGGTATTTCTTTTAGCTTGGCAATGAGAATAGAAATACCGCTTATAGTGTCAGCAATTTCCTGTGCAAATGTTTCCATCGCGGATGTTGCACCCGAAATGCCATCTTTACCGGCTAAGGTTGCAAAAGCATTAACTAACGCCTCTCCGATTGTTTCTTGCATATTCGCATAAGCCACATTTAGTAATGAAACCTGACCAGCATAAGTGCTTAAAAACGAAGATGCTTGACCACCAAATTGCTGATTTAGTTTGGCTTGCAGTTCGGCAAATGAAGCGGCTTTTAATTCCGCTTGTGTCAAACCTAAGGCATATTTGCTTAGACCGCGTGTTTGCCCCACATAAGCGCGACTTAAATCTGAAACGACCGTTTCAAGGCCGACACCGCTTCCACGACTGACATCAATAGCAAGGCTTAATAATTCCTGCGACTTAGCCAATGATCCTGTCGTGGTCATCAACCGCGACATGGCTGGTCGCAAACTATCGTCCAAAACTCCCGTTGCGGTTTCTAGTTCTGAAATAAATTTGGCAATAGCCGGAGCTTCAAAAGCAAGCCCCATATTTTCTAGAGTTGTGTTTAATCTTCTTACTGCTAATTCATCTTCCTCAAATGCCTTTACGCTTGCTTTAGCAAACCGAGTGACAGCAGTAACGGAGAAAACGCCCGCAAATGTGCGAGCTAAATGTTTGAATTGTCTGTCTAATCCGGTGCTTGCCTTACTAGCTTGCTTAAAGCCTCGATCTCTAAACTCAGAAGCAATATCAATGCGGATATTTGGAGTAGCCATTATGCCGCCTTGCTAGTAGGTAATTGTGTGCGTGCTTCAAACTTGCGTTTCGCTAATTCTATCGCCTTGAATACTGCATCTAGTGTCTTTCCATCGCGATCTGCATAAACCGCATAAAGCAAACGTCCACGGTGCTTAGGGTTTTGATCATAACTTTTAATAGCTCCGACACCGTTTAGAGCACCAACAAATCTACGTCCCGCATCCGGGTTGTTAGATCTTCCGTGTGTTTGTGTGGACTTTGATCCACGATTACCCATTTGTGGCCTACCGTAACGGTTTTTACGTCCGGCAACTTCGATGATTGCTCCAACGTCTGAGGAGTTCCACAAAGAAAATAAAGTGGCAAAACCTTGTGGGTTAAAACGCTGTGTACCAGTTCGATAGACTAAACCGCGGCGGACAACGGCAGAATTGTAAATCGGAAAGCCGCGTGATTTAGATGTGCGGCTGCTGACCTCTTCGGTCGATTTGGGTCTCGCCCAGTTATACAAACCACCGGGCGGGTTTCCCGGTACTTTAGCTCTAGCAGCATCGCGAACGGCTGTTAATTCAGCCTTAATTGTGGCATCCATTTCGTCACGCAAATCAGGCGCGTACTTTTTTAGAGCACGTTTAAGGTCGTCCACGCCTTGCACTACGACTGGCAATTTTGCGCTCCTCTGCCTGTTTCTTTATTACCGCATAGATCGCATCTAACAAGCTGCTATCCATGTTGATAAATTCGCTAGGCGCAATACCTAAATTGACCGAAAGTTCCGCTATTCGATAAGTCCAAGTATCACGCGTTATCCATTTGGGGAGTCGTCCATGACCTCTACAGCGCGCAGGGTGTCAAGGAATTTGTCCCCAAATGGAAATACGTCTGGAGCATTTGCTCTACGCAAACACTCCCATGCAAGCCAATAGATGTCCGACTGCTTTTGATCTTCGCGGAAGGCTTTGTAAAAACCCTTCTTAGCGTACTGCTCAAACGCATATTCAATGGCTGGAGTGATTTCATGAATCGACTCCGTACCATCTGCCCTAACTACTTTTAGCTTAGCCATTTTGCCCTTTCTTAATTACTAGAACGTGCCGGTGTCGGCGATTGTCACGACTGAGTTTAGCGTGAAAGTGATGTCCTGTGTTCCAATGTCGCCTACGCCACCGTTGATAGGTGTCAAGTTATTGACAAGAATATCAAAAGTGTAAAGCGGGTTGGTTGCACCTACAGCAGTGCCTTTTTCTTGAAGCATTTTCACGGCTACAGTGGTTCCAAATGCGGCGCGTAGAGTTGCCATTACGTTTGCTGCTGCTGTGTCGTTTAAGAAGGAAACAGTCAGTGTGCCAGACTCCAAGCCCTTAACGAACTTGTGAGCTGTGTCACCCATAGCAGTAACTTCTAGCTCATCTGCTGTTTGATTTAGTGTGACCGAGGTCACATGGTCGCTAAGATCAACAGCGTTAATCTTAAGACCGACTTTGTTGTTTAGAAAAACAGCCATTGACTATTCCTCATCTTTCTTAGCGGTTGGTTTTGGGGTTGCGCTTGGAGCCACTTGACCAATCTTGATCAAGAAAGCCTCGCGCTCTTTGTCATTATCAGCCATGTTTAGCTCCAATCGGATAGAACGCTGATTTGTACTTCACCGGATAAGAGATCGCCCGCTGATCCGGTTAAGACTGCTGGTGCGCTAAAAGTGCCAATCGAGTATGCGATTGTGGATGCTTCTAGCTTCTGGACTATTTTAAGGTAAAAATCTTCAATGTTTATCATATTGCCTTGATTGTCAAACATAGGTGCAAGCACGATTAGTTTGAAATTGACCTTAGGCTTAATTGTTGAGTAATGATCATTTGTTGGTTCGATGTATGGATCACCGGCTTGTACCACGATGCTATTAGCAAGCGGTGTGGCAGGCGGGAAGGAAAACACCTGCCACACGGCATTATCAGCCAGCGCAGTCGCGATTGTTCCCCGCAGGGTGGATATAGCGCTCACCCTACTTGACCGCCCGGAGCTAGATGATCCGCAAGCAAACCGCGTACGCGTGCCATGAGTGTATTACCCATGCGATATGGTGAAGGTTGAAAATCAGGAGATATGCCGCCAGCGTTTGAGGCTTGACGTGCTTGCCAAATATCCACAGCTATCATAAGCGTGGCTTGATTGACTTCGGGCAGGGTGGCGTAATCAACGGCCTGTGTGCCATATACGCGACCCCACGGCGCAATTGTGTGATATGCGCGGGTTGTTATTTGTGCATTGACAAATTCTAACCATCCACCATTTTTGGCGGTAATAACGTGATTGCCATTGAAATGCTGGCGCACGTTCTCTACTGTAATAGTGTCACCGACAACAAATTGGTCGGGGTTTTCGTAAATGTAAATACGCCCAGTTGTACCGGTTGCTTCAAGCGCATAAACGCTTTGAGTGTTAAACCATAGTTTTGATTTAACAATGTTTTCTGCCGCTTGACAAACTTCTTCGACTAATGGTGAGGAATAGAGCGACCCGATACCGAGAGCAGAACGAAGCTCGGCTTCTGTAACGTATGTTGCGGGCATCTTTTCCTTTCTATGTTAGACCCGGGACTCAGGGCAGAAGCCCCGGGCTAACGCTAACGATCTATTAAGTTAGATCAGGACTTGTTGAACCAGTTTGCTCCAGCTCCGACCTTAGCTGCAAGAGCGCCATAGCCGTAGTAAAGGAGATCGATGGTTCCATCGCTATTCACATTTGTGCGTAGCTGGAAGCGTGGTGACTCGTACCATGTGTAGGAGTCTGGGTTGATTACTACCATTGAGTAATCGCCAAGTCCGGTGTTTCCTGTTCCGGTGTTGAGGCGATCAACGTAGAGTGAAAGTCCTGCTACTGTTCCACGAACTGAATCTGGTGAAAGTGCTCCACCGGCGTTCTGTGGGTTTGCAGCGATGTAGATCGGACGACCACCATCGTTGTAGCTCATGATTTTCGCCCACTGCTCAGGTGATACAACAATGTTGCGAGCGAATCCGAGTGTTCCCTTGTAGATAGCTGCTGCTGCATTTGAGATGTAGGTTAGCAAGCCATCCTTATCTTCCGTGGTTGCAGTTGCATTGAGTACGCCATTGGAAGCAAGACCTTGCTGTACAAAGCCGTCAGTTTCCTTAGAATATGCAAACTCCATTTGACGTACCAACTCGTCAAAAAATGTCGGACTTGATCGGTCGATGAGCTCCACAGTTGTAATTGCGCGACCCTTGAAAGGCTTAACGCTAACTGAAAGATAAGATGCAGTCAATTGTGAATCTGCAACTGCTTGATTTTCATCAATCTGATCTACTGTTGGAACAGCAGTAATCTTTGGAATTTCAAATGTCATACCGGCATCTGGAAGTGTGCCGCGTGAGATCGCATCAATGTATGGACGATCAGCATTTGAGAGAGGATTGATTACCTCAGTGAGCTGGCGGGTAGGAACCATGCCCGGTGCTGTTGTTGTTTCGTTATCAGCAGCGCGAACGTACATCGCTGCTTCTTCGTCACCAAGAAACTTAGCGCGTAGAGTGTTTTCGAGGTATTTAGCCTTTGTAAACTCTAGGCGTGGCTTGGTGTAAATC